GGATGAGCCTAACATATTTAGGGTTACATATTAAAAATATTATATAAAAATTTTCTGTTTATAACATATGTAATAAAAAAAAGCGGCCCAACACATTTAGTCTCATACATTTAGGATTTAAAAATATTATATAAAATTTTCAAAGCCTAACATATTTAGAGTTATGCACAAAAAAATAATAATAATATTATAAAAAATTTCACAATAGGATTAATTTTATTATTAAGATTAAAAAAACATGGTTAAATAACTATCATTTTAGAAAGATATTACTAAACTTTATTTTCAGTACTATGTAATGCATAGTACCTTGTAATATAAATACATGATTATCAATCGATTGATTAAAAATAGGAGATAAGCAGGAAGTGGCAAAAAGTGTTAAAATACTGATTATCAAGGGAAAGGGAAAAAAACGTTGATATTATAAAAAAAATAGAAGTAGTTATTAAAAAAAAAATAGTTATTAAAAAAGTATTAGATAAGTATTAGATAAGTATTAGATAAGTATTAGATAAGTATGATAAGTCCGGCTGCAAAAAAAAGCATAATTTTTGAGATATGCAAGTTTAGTTATTAACAATTTTCATATAGTTATTAACAATATTTGAAATATAGATAAAAGGTATTATCTTGCGAATATTTTTGGTGTAAAATTAAAGTAGCTATGATGAAATTTAGTAGTACAATGAGTATTTTAGAAAGGATAGATTACTTCCCTGCGCAAAGAGGTGGTTCAGTTTATGAATGCATTTCTTTTGATTCTACTGTTAGTGTTAAGGTGTTAAAGTATTATTACAAAAAAACAAAGTAATTATGAAAGTATTTTTATCAAAGATTGTAACTTGGTATTATCGTATTTTTGGAAGAGTAAGAGATTCTAGAGTTTTAAAAGGTGTGACTTATAATGAAAGATTTGCACCTAATTTTTTTAGAAGAAGGTGGAAAAATGGCTGGTATGTTAATAATGGTGGTAATGATGGAAGGAAGCTTTACAGTTTTAATAAGAAAAATGTTGTAGTTGATCATGATAAGATCATACTTGTTTCTAAATTAGATGCTAGTGTTCCTGTAGGCATTTTATATAGTGGTGTGATGGTTTATTCCAAGAGGACATATAATAAAGGTGTATTCAGGATTAAAATTGACATGAATAATTATGTTGAAGGGAATGAATTTGCAGTATGGCTTAAGGATTATAATGATGATGTTAATGAAATAGATATTATTGAGATTTTTGATTCTAAACATCTTGTGTTTACTGCTCATTGTGGCAGTAATTATGATTTTGACCATAAGATTCATGCTACTACTGTTAATTATGATGTATTTAAAAAACCTCATATCACTATTGATCTTGCGTGGGAAGATAATAAGCTTGTATGGATGTTAAACAGGAAGATTGTTAAGGTGTTTTATGGTTCATTTGATTTTAATGCAGGTATTATTATTAATTATGGTAAAATTGATTTTAGGACTACAAGAACAAGTAATGTTATTGTAAGAGAAATAAAGAGAGCAAAGAAATGGCAGTAGAGTTTATTAAAAAGAAAGAAGAAATAATATTCCCTGATTATGAGTTAAATATATTAAAAGAAGGTGATGAAAAGATTTACTCTTTAAGAACTAATGTCAGGATTAAAAGGGATGGTAAATATGTACTTGTAAAGCTTATTGAGACTTACTCATGTATTATGTGTGATAATTTTGATAGTCTTTACAGGAGATTTATCAGTGAAGCTTATGATATTATATTTCTTCACAGCGGGGCATGTTCACAGGTAGATAAAAGTCAAATTTCTGAAAAGCAAAGATTACAAGAATTAATTATTAAGACATGAAAATAATAAAAGAAGGTGTTATTTATGAGTTGAAGAACTTTAAGAATGATGATACTCAAACTATTAGGTTTGTTGAAAAGCAAAAAGACGGTTCATTTGTAGATGGTACTACTAATGAAGAGGTGATTAACATGATGATAGAAAGGTTTTATGATTTACAAAAAAAACGCTTTTCTATTGAAAATCAAGTTATTATATCCTTATTCAAAGGGATTAAGCAGCAATTAAAAAAGAGATTAACAAAAAAAGTAACATTATTAAAGAACTATGAGGTATATTCAAGTAAAAAATAAAGATTACAAAGATGCTTATCTTTTTGTAATGAGCAATTTGCTTTCATTGACAGATAAAGAGCAACATCTTATTAGTGAAGTTTACAAATATGGTAATAAGATTGACAATAACAGAGCTATCTTGAGTAAGAATTTAGGAGTATCTAAGGGAGTGTTTAATACTATGGTGAAGAAGCTTGCAGATAAAGGATTGCTTATTAAGGTAAAAAGAGGGGTATATGATATTGCTGAAATACTTATTCCACAAGATAGTGTTTATTTTAAGTTAAGATAAATCATTTAATGGAAAGGGTTTTATTATGGCTGTAAAAAAGAATAAAATTCGTATTAAACCATCTAAAGCAGGTAGCTTTGGCAAATGGTGTAAAGCTCATGGTTATTCAGGTGCAACATCATCATGTGATGCTGCCGGTAAAAAGAGCAAATCATCTGCAATACGTAAGAAAGCTGTATTTTCTTCAAATGCTAAAAAATGGAAAAAAAGAAAATAAGAGAACAGGTTAGTTATAAAGAAAGAAAGAAAAGAAGTGAAAATCTTGTAGATGATAAATATATTGTACGTAAGATAGCTAGAGACATAGGAATGCCTTATGAAGTTGCTTTAATGATAGTCAGGAGTTCTGCTGATTATGTTGCTTATGTATTTGAGCATAGTGGGTTTGAGAATGTCAGATTGCCTTATTTTGGGTCATTTCAAGCTCTTGACAGTAAGATAATAACAATGAATGCAGGTTCAGCTATAAGAAGAAGAAGAGAATTAAATAAAAAAAAGAATAAAGATGAGTCTGTTTGAGTATAAAGGATACAGGGTATTTTTAAAACCTGAAATAAGAGAAATAAAAGAATTTAGAAAGTTATCAGCTAATGACAGGTCTGTGGATAAGAATAAATCTACTAAATTGTTTCTTTACATTTATCATATGATGGATTACAGATCACCATATTCTATATATAATGGTGATGAAAGACATAAAAAGGTAATTAAAGACATTGATGTAGATTTAGACTGGAGGCCTGAAAGTGATGTTAAGGATGCTATGAAGAAATATGCTGAACTTAATGAAACTCCTACTATTAAGAGTGTTAAGGCTATTAAAGATTCACTTATTACTTCATCTAAAGCTATTAATACACTTCAGAAGAAGATTGAATCTGATCTTAATGATGAAAATGTTGATATTGATACTGTTATAGCTAATGTAGAGAATCTTTTGAGATTAGCAGATAAGCTTCCTTCTGCTATTAAGTCATTAAGTGCTCTTGAAGAAAAAGCTAAATCAGAACAGCTTGGTGATACAAAGATTAAAGGTGGTGGTAAAATAAATATCTTTGAAGAATAATGTTTATAAATACAGAACTTTTCTCAACAGAGGCTAAGCATTTTCTTAAGAATGGCTATTATTGCCCTGATCCGCCCGGTACTGCTGCATACATTGAGTATTGGAAAGAACAATTAAGAAGATGTGTGGAAGGTTATAGTGTTGGTGGTATGAAAATCACAGGAGCACATTATGATTATCTTAATTTCTCACAAATACTTCTTACAGAAGAAGATAATAAGAAAGAGAGAGTATCTAAAAGAAGATTAAAGACAGGTGTTAAGAAGATTGCTTTTCCTGATTTTTGGGATGGTGATTATGATTTTTTTCATATTATTGACATTGCCAGATGGGGTATAGAAGAAGATGAATATAAAAAACTTAATCTTGAAACTAAGGTACTTGATCTTAATGGTGGCAAGCATATTATATTAGGTAAGGCAAGAAGAAAAGGTTACATGCAGCCTGAAAATAGTATTGTCTATAATACAGAAGGGCCAATCAAATTAAAAGATATTAAGATTGGTGACAGGATATATAATCATATGGGTGAGCTTGTTGAGATTATTGAGATTTTTCATCATAAACATCAAAAGGTATATGAAGTTCATTTGCATGATGGCAGGATAGTGAGATGTGGTAATGAGCATCTTTGGTCAATTTATGACAGGAAAGATAATCGGCATAAAGTATATGAGACTATTGCTATTAAGAATGAATTAAGTGATGGTGATAAAAATAGGTTTTATATTCCTTCTAATCTTAAAGTTGGATTTACACCTAAAGGTGTTAAAGATGCTTATCAGCTTGGTCTTACTATGAAAGGTGATATTCCTGAAAAGATCATGTATGGTTCTTTACATGAAAGAGATGATTTTTTCAGAGGATATTTGGATAGCAAGAAATATGACAGAGGTGAAAAGTTTAATAAACAGATAATTACTATTTGCAGGTCTCTTGGGTTTAAGTGTTCTGATAATGCAACTAAGTTTCTTATCTCAAGAGGTAACAAGTATTATAATTATCATCAGGGATATTTGATAGATAAGATTGTTGAGACTGATGATTATGAAGATATGATTTGCATTACTGTTGATAGTGAAGATAGGTTGTATCTTACTGATGAATATGTAGTTACACATAATTCTTATAAAGGTGGGTTACTTGCAAAGAATAAATACAATACTGAAAGATCAAGTACTACTATTATAGGTGCATATGAAAGTAAATATCTTTATCCAAGTGGTACTATGGCTATGGCATCATCATACATTGATTTTATTGATCAGAATACTGCATGGACTAAAAGAAGGTTGATAGACAGGCAAGATCATAAAATGAGTGGATATGTAGAGTATATAAATGGTGTACCTGTGCAGAAGGGGTATAAAAGCTCTATTATGGCTATTACCTTCAAAGATAATCCTCATGCTGCAAGAGGAAAGACTGCTTCACTTATTATACTTGATGAAATAGGGCAGTTTTTTGGATTAAAAGAGACTTATGCTGCTATTAAGCCTACTGTTGAAGATGGTGGAATCACCGTAGGCCAAATAATTATGCAAGGGACTGGCGGCTCAATGACGGGGGGTACAATAGATTTTGAATCAATGTTTTTTGATCCTGAAACTTATGATCTTATTGCATTTGAAGATATCTGGGATGATAATTCAGAGAATGTCAAATGTGGGTGGTTTTTTCCTGACTATAAGAATAAGGTGGGATTTATTGATAAATGGGGTAATTCTCTTATTAAAGAAGCCAGACAATATGAAGAAGCTAAAAGAGAATTTATTAAAAAGACTGCTAAAGACCCTGCTGCTATTGACAGGTATATTGTTGAAAGAGCATTTAATCCTAAAGAAGCATTTTTACAGATTAACAGTAATATTTACCCTGTTGCTGCTATTGCTGAATGGAAGAATAAGCTTGTATCTTCCGGATTATATAAAAATCTTGGAGTAAATGGATTTATGTCAAGAAGAGGTAGTGATGTTGTGTTTCTTCCTTCTGAAAAAGCTAAACCACTTATTGAGTTTCCATTAAAGAAAGATGCTGACCCTACAGGATGTATAGTGCAATATCAAGCACCATACAGAGATGGTGATAATGTACCACCTAATCTTTATATTTTGGTATGTGATCCTTATGCTTTTGATGTGTCTCTTGGCGTGTCTCTTGGTGCTGCCTATGTGATTAAGAGGATTAATAATATTAGTCAACCTGATGATATGATAGTAGCTTCTTATGTTGGTAGACCTGCTACACAAGATATGTATAATGATAATTTGTTTTTACTTGCTGAATATTACAATGCAAAGATATGTTTTGAGAATGACAGAGGTAATATCAAGGATTATGCTAAATATCATAAGCTCACTAAATGGCTTACAGAGGAACTTGAGATTATTGACAAAGGTAATAATGTGCATTTCAAAAAGTTAAACAGGAGCTTTGGTATTTCTATGGGTTCTAAAGAAAGGAAAGGTCAGGCAATGATATATTTCAGAGATTGGCTTAAAACTCCAAGAGGCTCATTTGAGGATGGTTCTCCAAGATATAACTTTCATTATATTTATGATCCGGCATTACTTGAAGAGATTATCAAATACAATGGAATCATTAATGCTGACAGACATAGTGCTATGTTAGTTGCAATGTTTTATCTTAAAGATTTATACAGAAAAGATCAGGATTATGTTTATTATGAAGAGAATAAAGAAAGTTTCTTTGATAGAGAATTATTTTAGTATATAGCTTAAAAAATGATAATTTATTTGATTTTTATTTATAACAAATATTATTTTAATTTGCAATATGACAAATTTGCCAAGACAAAAAATATCTAAAGCTCAAAAGCTTAAAAAGTCTCGTGATAGTAAATCATGGGGTGAGAAGTGCATTGATGCTTTAATATCAATGGGTTCTTTGCAAGATAAAAGCAAAAGGACTTTACAGAGTTATTATGATGTTTACAATGGTGTTATTAACAATAGCTATTATACTCATATTCTTGATCCTTACAGAGCAAAAAATGCTAATCATAAGAAATTCCCTGCTAAATTAAGAAATTATAATATTATCAAGCCTATCATAGATTTGTTACTTGGTGAAAAGTCTAAACAGCCTTTTTCATATCAGGTAATAAGTACTAATTCTGATAGTTATAATTCTAAACTTGAAGATAAGCAAAAGGTAATTCTTAATATTTTACAACAACAGTTTGTCAATGAGCTTAATAATCTTGGCATGGACACTGGTGTACAGTCAAGAGAAACACCTGATATATCAGAAGTTATTGATGAATTTGATAAGAATTACAAAGATTCAAGAGTTGACATGGGACAAAAGGCTCTTGAGTTTCTTGAATACAGCTTAAACTTAAAAGATGGATTACAAGAAGCATTTTTTGATTGGCTTGTTTCAGGCAGTGTATTTACATATAAAGGTATTTCATATGATGATGTAGATTATGAAATTATCAATCCTATTAATATTAGTTATGGTGCAGCATCTGATGTTAAGTATCTTGAAGATGGTGATTGGGTAGTGAGAAAAACTAATATGAGCATTAATAATGTTATTGACAGATTTAGAGAGCATCTTACTGATAAACAGATTGATGATCTTGAAAATCCTCATTTATCACATGATATTAGTGATCTTATTGCTCCTATAAAGCATAATTCTGATGAACGTACAGTAAGTGTTTATCATGCTGTATGGAAATCATTTAAAAAGATTGGCTTTTTAACATTTATTGATGAACTTGGGCAGCCACAACAGATAGTTGTTGATGAAACTTTTAAAATTGATGATCCTGAAACACAAATGGTTGAATGGGAATGGATTAGTGAAGTGTGGGAAGGATATAAGATTGACAGGAATATCTATATTAAAATAGGTGCTGCTCCTGTACAAAGAAATGCACTTAACAATATCTCTAAATGTAAATTGCCTTATAATGGCAGAATTTATTCCAATAGAAATTCAGATAATATCAGTATAGTAT